CAATTATGAGCAAAAGGAACGCCAAGAACAAAGCCAGGGTAGCGGTCTTAAACGAGATCAACTACATAGACAAAAGAGCAAAAAGATTTAAAAACAATGAAGATGAATTGTCAAGGTTAAAATCTAAAAGGGACAGTTTAAGGAATAAATTAAAAACTAAATAATATGGGACCAACAAGTAGATATGAAACACACAAAGCGCTTGAGAAAGCGCATAGTCAAACAAAAGAAAATATTATGGAATTACCAAAAACAAAGGTTAAAGCGAGCCGTAAATCGCCTAAAAACATGATAATATACGGTCCACCAAAGATTGGTAAGACTAGTGTATTAGCGGAACTAGATGATTGTCTGATCATAGACTTAGAAGATGGTTCAGATATGATTGATGCTTTAAAAGTTAAAGCTCATAGTTTGAAAGATTTACAAACTATTGGTTCAGCAATCATGAAGGAAGGGAGACCTTATAAATATATAGCTATTGACACTATTAGTAAATTAGAAGAATGGTGTGAAGGATATGCTAAACAAATTTATATGAAAACTCCAATGGGTAAAAACTTTGAACAAAAGAACCCTGGTGCATCAGTACTATCACTGCCTAATGGCGCTGGCTACTTATATTTAAGAATGGCCTACAAAGAATGGATAGATAAATTGAATAAACTAGCGGATCATATTATCTTAGTTGGACACTTAAAAGATAAGATGCTTGAGAAGAAAGGTAAAGAGGTTGCTGTTAAGGACCTTGATTTAACTGGTAAGATTAAGCAAATTACCTGCGCTAATGCTGATGCAGTTGGTTATATATTTAGAGAGGGAGAAGAAACTATGGTTTCATTTGACTCTATGGATGATATAACTGCAGGTAGTAGATGCAAACATTTAAAGGGTAAGACCATGCCTATGAATTGGTCAGAAATATTTATAGATTAATTAAACACAAAAAAATGATTAAAATGAAAACAAATGTAACACCAGGTGAAACGCCTGAAAAAATTACTGTATCTATGATCGATCAAGATCTTAAGGACGGTATTAGTAAGTCAGAGATGGCTATTAAGTATGGTATTAAACCATGGGAAGTAGATGAGATATTTAAGCATCCTTTCTTAAAAGGCAGAAGACCTAGTAGAAAGAAAGCTTTATCTTTTACTTTTGTAGATGATATAACAAGCGAGCATCAAGCTTCACCTTTAACTACCACTGTTAGACCAGATGAAGTAGAAGAAGAGTTTGTAGATCCTAATCAAATAACTTTAGAGCAAGCTATAGATGACGCTATTGAAGGAGTTGAAGAAGTTAAAAATCAAATGCAGGAAACTCAAGAAGCCATTATAGACATGCTGAGTCCTACACAGTTTGAAACTCCAGAAGAAACAATAGCTAAAGTAAATAGTCCAGAGATAACAGGTATACCTAATGGTGATACTATGTCTGACACTGATGATGATGAATTAGAAATACCATCTTTTGAAGATACTTTAGATTTAGTAAAAGAGCAACAAGAAGAAGAACTAGAAATGGACGATGATACGTTCGAATTATAAATTAAAAACCAATAAAAATTAAAATTATGGCAATACAAAGTAATGCAAGTACAGAAGAAGTAGTAGGTGGAATTAAAAACTACTCAGGTTTAACAAATGTTAAAGTTAAAGCAGTAAATCCAACAATGGCGGAATTACATGCAATGGATATTAATGTTAAACAAGAACCAAATTATACAGTAGAATTTAGTGGAGAAGCATACAATAAAATTGTATTTTGGCTAGCTAATGATGACGGTAACTTTAAATTAGAAATCTTAATGCAGAATAAACCGAAGGTTTCACAAACTGGTAAACACCAATGGATGAATGCTATTGGTCAATCTACATGGTCTGAAGATGCTCCATCATATGAGTGGTGGAAAACTGAAGGGCAGAGAAAAGCTTACACAGGTGAGGAAACTCTTATCAATTTTGTTAAAGCTTGGGCTAATGTAGCATCAGGAGATGAAGTAACATTTGACACTATGCCTGCAATAGCTAATGGAGACTTATCAGAAGTTAAAGAATTAGCTAAAGCTTTATCTAATAATGAAGTTAGAGTTCTTATAGGTGTTAAAGATGATAAGTATCAACAAGTATATACTAAATACTTTGGTAGAGTAAAACCTCAAAGAGATGATTTCTTTGTTAAAGCTCTTAATGATGACTATGGTTCATTTAATGCTGACTTTAATGCAGATCTTAAATGGGGGACGCATAGACCAACAATGGATTTAGTTACTCCTGATACTATTGAAGAAGAAGATGACTGGACAATGCCAGACACTCCTCAAAATGGTGTTAAACAAACTGAAGAAGCGCCTTTCTAAATGGCAATTCAAAGTAGGAGTAGCAATGACTATTTACACACAGATGTCATACTTAGTAAAATTACTGAGTATGACATTTTTGTGTATTATTGTCCAAACTTTAAAGCTTTAGGTAAGAAATTTAATAGTGATCTTAGAGAAGATAACTCTCCAACTGTTTCTATTATTCCGTACAATGGCAAATTATTATATAAAGACTTTGGTAATGCTGATCATGCTTTTGATTGCTTTAATTATGTAAAGTATAAATACAATTGCTCTTTCATAGCAGCTTTGCGAATTATTGATTGTGATTTTAATTTAAAACTATCTTCTAATACTGAAGCTAAAGAATTTACAATGGGGATTATGGGGTACAGACAAAGCACTCCTAAATTTACAAAATCTTTAGTTATTATTAGAAAGAAAAAACGACAATGGAATAAACAAGATGCGAATTTTTGGGGCAAATATTTGGTGAGTAAAAAAACTTTAAGTATGTTTGCCGTTGAACCAATAAGTCATTTTTGGGTAAACGAGACAAGATTTACTTGTAAATCAGTTAGTTATGCCTTTAAATTTAAAAACCGATATAAAATCTATTCTCCTTACGAAAGTACTAATAAGTGGTTAAGTAACACAAAAAAAGCAGATGTACAAGGCTTTAACCAACTTCCGAAATCTGGTGACAGATTAATCATTACTTCTTCTCTTAAAGATGTTATGTGTTTATACTCTGCCGGTTATCATTCGATAGCTATGCAAAGTGAAATGCAAATGCCTGATGAGAAATTAATAAGTGAGCTTCAAGAACGTTTTAACACAATAGATATTTTATATGACAATGATTTTGATAAGGAAAGAAACCCTGGTCAAACTATGGCAAAAAAGATTTGTGACTTATATGGTTTTAATAACATTTGCATACCAAGTAAATTTAAATCTAAAGATCCATCAGATTTAGTTCACAAGGTAGGCAATTTTAATGAACTTAAAAACATATTAAATGAACAGAGATGAAATTATTGAAAAACTGAGAACAAAAAAAGGATTCTTAAAAAAAGGAGCACAATGGCTAGCTGACAAATGGGAAACAGATATAGCTATCATTAGAGAATGTAAAAAACTTGTAACTTCTGAAGAATATGTACAAGAAAGAATGAATAATGATAATGGACACGATTTAAGTCAAAGCCAAGCATTTTCAAAACATTTGTTAGATAACGGATTAACTATGGCTGATGTTAAGTCAGTTAAATTCTGGCAAAACATGATGGGTGAGCAAAGATATAGTATAGTAACGCATAACCAATGGCATGAACAGCCTCAAGTTAAAGACGAACTATTAAACTATATTAAATCACACTCACATAAAGTTAAAAAGATTAAATATTCTAAATCTAAAGATCCAGTATTATATGAAATATCATTACCAGATATACATTATGGTAAGATAACTGATGATTCTCCAGGAGCTATAGAAGAACATTACATTAAAGCTATTATGGACTTACATAAAAAAGCCGACGGTTTAGAGATAGATAGATTTTTATTACCAGTAGGTAATGACGGTCTTAACTCTGAAGGTTATTCTAGAGCCACTACAAAAGGAACACCTCAACAAGATCATATGATGTGGAGACAATCTTTTAGAGGTTATTGGCATTTAGTTATGAAAGCAATTGATTATTTAGCGCAGTTTGCTCCGGTAGATGTTGTTGTAGTACAAGGTAATCATGATTTTGAACGCATGTTTTATGTGGGAGAAGTTTTAGATGCTATGTATCATAATAATAAAAACGTAACAATAGACAACAGTCTAGATACTCGTAAATATTATGAATATGGAACTAATATGATTATGTTTACACACGGTGATAAAGAGAAAGCTCAAGAGCTTCCGCTATTGATTGCTACTGAACAGCCAGAAATGTGGAGTAGATGTAAAGTTAGAGAAGTGCACTGTGGGCATAAGCATAAAGAGATGCTTAATGAATACATGGGTACTAAAGTTAGATTTATCCCATCAATATGTGGCAACGATGCTTGGCATAAAACTCAAGGATATGTTGGTACGTTAAGATGTGGTCAAGCATTTATTTGGAATAAGAATAGAGGTCTAGAAGGATACCTTCAAACTAATATTATGAATTATGACTTGGAAGAGAAGAACTAAAAAAGCAGGTAGATCTAAAGTAAAAAATGCTAAGAAGTCTACTTATGACGGTAAAAACTTTCAATCTAATTTAGAACTATATTGTTATAAGCAATTAGAAGAAGCTGAAATATTAGTAGAGTATGAAGAAACTACATTTACAATATTTGAAGGTTTAGTTTATCCTCAAGCATGCTATGAGGGCACAGCTAAAAAGCTATATAACAAAGGATCTAAAATCAGGCCTATTACATACACACCTGATTTTGTAGATCCAAACGGTAAATTTATTATCGAAACAAAAGGCTATGCAAATGAGTCTTTTCCTTTAAGGTGGAAGTTATTCAAAAAACATCTTAAAGATAACAACCATCACTATGTACTTTTTATGCCAAGAAATAAGAAGCAAGTAGATGAGGTTGTAGATCTTATCAAACAATTATAGGTTAGGGGGTTCCGCAATATACTAGATCACAAGGTATTAGTATCTAGAGTGCTAGTTAAGCGTGAACTTTCTTTCCTTTTTCTTTTTATTAATCAATTAAACATTAAAACTATGAATTATGATGACTGGAAACTAAGTAACCCAATTGATGACGGTTACGGCTATAGTGTAGTAAGC